CAGTTCTTACCGATGTCAGTTGACCCAGCTAGAGGGCACATCATACCGAATTTAATTCCTGTGTCAACAATAGATTGTCGTTGTAGTAAACCTAATTGTTCTGCTTCATCCATACCACCACGAATCTCTGTCTGCCACTCATCGTGAGGCCAGGTTACTAGCTTAAAGTCTAGGTTCTGTTGCTTGGCCTGACGTACCCACTGTAGGGCTGAGTGCTTCATGATGACAGACTCACCGTTCTGTAGCATACCAGCCAGTGCCTTGTGCTCAGAGGGAACCTTAACCTTACGCCCATCCAAACCCTTGAAGTATCCACGACCAGCAACATACGGTATGATCTTCTTCTTCAACTCAGATAGACCTTGGATAGAATCCATGAAGTTATCTACTGCTTGTGTTGCTTCCTTACGGTTTACCTTTAGGATCTGAGAGATCTTCTCGTTACCTGCCCCTAGTAAGAAGGCATAGATGAATGTCTTGGCCATGTCTCTCGTGATGTGTGACATACCTAAGGCCTTACGGTTTAGGTTGTGGATGTCTGTCTCTGTCTCCTTCTTGCCTGACACAATAGCGTGTACATATTCTTCAGACTTCATGAGGTGTGCAAGTACTCGCAACTGGATACCTTCTGCGTCAGTACCCACCAACAAACAACCATCTGGTGTTGTCCATAGACTACGGAACTTACCATCGTATCTGTGCTTCACCTCTTCAACGGCAGACTTAGGTGTGCCATGGAACTCCGATGGGATGTTAGCCTGGTTAGGTGCTCGGTGTGCCATACGTCCTGTCCATGCACCGATGTGTGCAAACCTACCATGAATACGCATGTCATCCCCACAGTGCCCTAGCCACTCAACCAGTGACGATCTGCGTCCCTCAAGGGTCAACCACTCGGCAAGACGTTTGCCACCCTCAGGGGCTGTCTCAGGGAGTGTGCTAAGGTTTGCCTCGGATAGTGTCCATCCGTACTTAGCAAACTTATCTCCACGATCTTTTGTTTTGGTCTCGTTCATATTGAATGTGTCCTTTTGTTTTCTCGTATGGTGTCCAACCTGCTTCCCAAAGTCTTTCTATACGCATCTTAGGTGAGGCAGGATTAAATTCTATGTAGTCATAGCAGACTAACTCGGGTGGCTTTACTGACCAGTCAACCTTGGTCTGTTCGTAATTCTCTTGGGCCTTAGTTACGTTAGAGAAGAGAGAACCATCAGCCTTACGTCTATACTTGATACGGTTCACCTCTTGTAGCTGCGGAGGGAAGTCCTCTTGGAAGGAATCAGTTAGCTCTAGCATCCTTAGCTCTATCTCATCGAGCAGTGTATCGGCTTGGTTCTTATCGAAGTAGAAGCCATTGTCTGTCATCTCTTCACATAGGATCTGGATGTCATGCTCACACCGGATAGCTTCATCCCATGTAGGGTCATTGATGACAGGCTTGAGTGTGTTGTAGAGCAGCACCGTCACACTTACATCTTGGTGACAATAGAAAATCATCTCTTCTGTTAAGGCTGAGAAGTCATTGAAGTCTAGCTTGTGGTCACCTAACCTACGTCCCCATGCCTTGAGGCTGTGTCCCTTGCCATCCAAGGTGTAGTCTACAAGGCGTGACACAATCAAGGTGTCGAGTACTTTGTGTAGGTCAATAACAGTTTCACCAAGCAATTTGTTAATCACTGGGGCATCGAAGCCTATGCCGTTGTGGAATACATAAGTTTCAACATCGGTGCAGTACTCGATAAACCTTTGCTTCTCTTCCTCTATGTGTGACACGTTAAGGAACTGTTCTGTTTCCCCTGTGTCTAAGTCCTTGGCGCAGATAACCCAGATGCGTGTGGCATCTATTGCATCTGTCTCTATGTCCATTGCTACTGTTCGCATCAGTCTTCCTCATCTCTTCCAAACAACTCTTCCCACATCATCACCACCACAGTAATAGGCCAGGTGATACTCTGGAACATTGCCTTAGTTTTGTTTAGCTCTTCGAACCTGTCTAGCAGGTGGAAGATAGTCCTTACGTGCAGGTAGTGCAGGTATATGCCCATGAAGTAGGATAGGGCAGCGATTATTGTCATAGTTTCTAGTGGATCAAATGAAGGCATACTTTTCTTCCAATGTAAAGGTGTTAGTGTTGAACTTAAGCTGACCTGCGTAGCCTGTCGGGCCTACTGGTCTGTTCTTTGTGACGAGTAGCTTGGTTGTGTTCCTTTCGTCCTCGTCCTCGGCCATCTTGTTGCGTTGGAGATCAACAACAACAGATGCACGTTGTTCTATCATACGGCAGTACTTGACCTGCCCATCATCGTTAGTGTGTCCGATAGTAATGATACCCACGTTTAACTCAGCGGCCAGCTTAGATAGTCTGACAGATAGATCAGCAAGGAATTGTTCCTTACTCTCGTCACCACCCATGTTAGCTGCGATGTCTTGGATAGGTTCAAAGAAGATATAGTTTACATCACAAGCCTGAGACAGGTAACGGATGTGCCCGAGCAAGTCAAGAGGATCGTCCTCATCATTCAAGAAGAACTGGAATAGTCTCTCGTCCTTGGTCATGTTGCTGATTGACTCTTGTACCTTGGCACTGACACCCTTGTCCTCGATCAGATCCATGCGTGTCACGTTGTCCTTGATGTCGTATGACACCAGCCCCAGCAGTGACCGTAGCTTGGTCTCTTCCATGTGCCATGTGGCTATCTTGATGTCAGGGTTCTTAGCCAGGATACGGTACTCTAGGTATCGCATGAACTCTGTCTTGCCTATGCCTGTCTGAGCCTTGAACAATGTGAAGTGTCCTTGCATCAGGCCTAAGCACATATCATCGAAGTCTTGGATGCCTGTCTCCACATATGTGTGGTTCTCTGCCTTATTGTAGAGGCTAAGGAACTGGTCAGTGGTGTTGATGACATTCTCTGGGGTATACTTACGGGCGTTCATCCATGCGTTATAGTATTCATTCTTAGCACCTGCCTCAAGGAACTCATTGGCGTCCTTATACTTGTCATGCTGCACACGATAGACCTTGTTCGGGAACAGGTTAGCTATACGTTGAGCCACGGCATTGCCTTGGTCATCATGCTCGATAGACAGAATGATCTTGTCAAAGGATGACAGCCAGTCGTTTACGTTAGTCCATAGTTTCTTAGCTGGTGTTGCCGATGGCAGTGACACAAAGGCAGAGGAGAACTTAGGGTTGTGACACATCTGATAGGCAGACATGGCGTCTAGCTCACCCTCACATATGGTCACGATCTTACCTGATCCTGCGTTCCAGTGGTTCATGCCGTATAGCTCGTCTGACTTGAGGTTAGCTGCACGGAACTCCTTTGGGAAGTAACGTGTCTTAACACCACCAGAAGGGTAGATGTATTCTTGCTTAACCTCTTTGCCATCCTTGTCTAGGTATGTCTTGCAGTCATACTTGCGCATGGTCTGGTCTGATATGCTGCGTATGGTTCGGTATACGCCTGTGAGTACCTCGGTAGGCACTGCCTTGATTGCTGGCTCCATGTCCCAATCATCCTTCTCTTGTTGTTGCTGTCCCTGAGTAGGATACTCGTCCTCTGCCCAGTCTAGCTTTGCTGCCTTGTCTCTTGGGTACTTACGTTCGCAGCTGTGACACCTACCTGACATGCTGTCCAGGTTATAGCTAAAGGCATCTGTGCTACCGCAATCCTCGTAGGGACAAGGCTTATGTGATTTCCAATTCATAGTATGTGATCCCAATAGTCTTGTGTGAAGATGTCTATGATGACAAGGATCTCTTTAGGTGTCAAGGTGGTCAATGGAACTGTCTCCCCTTCCTCGTTATATAGCTCCACGATAGAGAACTCTGGCTCGTGTTGTACCTCGAAGGTATAGCCTGTGTCACCCCAAGTATCCCAGAAGCCTACGCCATCATCCCACAGCTCCGCATATACAGTATACTCTCCGTCATGACGCCTGATATTTGTTTCATAACTCATGTCGATTTCCTCTTGACAGGTCTGATAATGTTGATACCCTAGGGCTTGTCCCTGACAAGGGTTCTATAGGTATAATCCTTAGGCATCACCACCAACAGGCAGTCTTCTATTTCTTCTTCATACCTAAGGACACGTTCAGTCTCCGTTAGCCAGTCAGCATCATCAATAACATCTATCTGTCTTAGCTGATAGGTTCTTATTGGTGTTATGTCCTTACGCTTGTCCATTGGTCACCTCTAAATTCTGTTGCTTTACTTTTAAGGGTGAGTAATGTTTTCCCTCAAAACTAAGTATGCTATGACAATTAGAGCATAGTATTTCACACTTGTTTAATTCTGACCTAAATTCTTCTTTTGTCTTTGTACCTTTCTTGCAATACAGATGTATAACCTTAGAAGAAATACAGAATAGTTTATCCTTTCTGTCGATGTGGTTAAACTCTAGTGCTGCGGGGTGTAACTTGTACCCACAGGATTTACAACCTTTCATAGACTTTAGTCTTGTGAGCACAGCTCTACCATACTCATACTTGTTCTTTGTTGTTTGTTTGGCATACTTAGCTTGACACACCTTACAAGAAGGCCTTGGCCTAGGGTCTTTCTTTGTTCTTATACCAAAGTCTGTCAAAGGTTTTACAATACCACACTTGCTGCATTCCTTTTCCCTCATTGTGTCACCTCTATCTCTGTCTTGATACCTTCCATGCGGCTATACCTTTCGGCATGTCTCTCTGCCTCATCCATTCGGTTGACTGTGTGGTAACAGATCATTTGATTTGTCTTCTTGCTGGTCAATATAATGCGTATCATTGTCTTCTCTCTCTATTTTAAAAGGGGCAATCGCCCTTGCCATCCCATACCTTAGGTGGCTCTTGTTTCTCTTGTGGTTGCTTAGGTGTCACACGTTCAGGGATAACACCTAACAGATCCAATTCTCTCTCGAGATACTTTGGCAATTCATCCCGCAAAGTGCCTGATCCTTTTGCCTTTGGTCTTGTTTGATTTGCGTTCGATATAAACAGAACGCTTGCCGATATGCAATGACACCATTGACTTGCCTTTGGCTATGCCCCAGCGGCGCTTACGTAGTCTCTTGCGGGTCAATCCTTTGACGCCACAGACATTGAAGCGGAAGCCGTTAGTGCCATCCTTGAGGGCTTTGGTTGCTATACAATAGAACATGATTTAGTTTCTCCTTTAGTTTCTTAATGTATTGTTTCGAATTTTGCCATAATCTCTTGCACCTGCTCATGTGTCAGCTGCATTGCTATTTCTTCTGCTAATATAGTGGCTTGTTCTGCCTTTTCATCCGTTGGTGCCGTTACAGCTAATTCAATAGCTAATTCGAAGGCTTCTATAGGTGTCATGGTTTTATTATCCTTTAGTATTTCTTTACCATTTCTACAATGGTGGTTACGTGGTTGCCTATCGTGTAACATAGGCGGCAATCCTTACATTTTTGACCAGTGCAATTCTGTTTGTCAATATGCTCATGCTCTAAAACATTATTAAATGTTCTGTCAAAATGCTTTGGCGGCTTGGACATGATAGTTGACACCTTGGAATTTGAATAGATTAAGATCATGTTAGCAGGCTTTTCCCTTGTCTTATAATACTTTGACACCAAGTCATTCCGTTTAGTCCAAAGAGCAAAAGAACAGTGAGGGTTCTTCCTTGCTATTCTGTTAAGGTTCTCTAAGTGTGTTAGGTTTATCAATTCCCCATGAGCATTAAACCTAAACCATGCCTGATTGATTGAAGGCAGGTAGTCCATATCGTGCACCTTGTTAGCCAAGGCTTCACTGTTCCTTTGCAATGCCGGTTGCATATTCTTGCGGTAACTCTTGAGCATTGTGTGGCTATAGCATTTGGTGCAAATGTTGTCAGCCTTACCGCTTGCGTTTTGCTTAATGCAATACTCGTTTGTCATGGTATTTGTGCTGATAGCTTGGAACCCGTCCAGCTTGCCAGTCATCTTAGAGATATGAATTAGAGGGTGAGCCATTGGCTTGATCCTTTCAGGGTTACGTTAGTGACACCAACATAAGCAACCCTAATTCTATTTGTCAACACCTAATTTAAATTAAGTTAGGACTAACCAAAGAAATATCTAAAAGATCCTATAAGTCCAGTATCACCACGGCATAGGTCCAGATGGAGAGCCAAGGGAAAACCTAAAGGATTGCAGGGACATGGTGAGCTTTAGGGGAGCTTAAGTGTATTTCCCCTATGATATGCCAAGGCTACCCCAAGGCTCTCCCTCACCAATCCAGGCAGTCCCAAGGCAATGCCAAGGCAGTCCCAAAGGAAAAGCCTAGGGGGTGGGGCATTAAAAGTAGTGTAAAGCGCAGGGGTGCGCAGGGGGGCGTGGGGGTATCCTTCTGTATGTACAATGCGACTAAAGGATTTCCCAAAGTTTTTCCCAACATGCCAAAAAAGAAACACCCCAAGGTATTTAAACCAAGGGGTGCTATGGCAGAATCTCGACCTGTCCTTAAGGTCTACTTAAGTACTAAAGCGTAAGTAAGAAGAACCAATAGGAAATAGACTTATATCTATTATACTGGTGGTATTGGGTACTAACGGAGTTACCTTAGTATTATACTTAAGGTATATACTATATCACCCCTGGCGGGCTGATACTGAAAGTATACACACTCCTGACACTTCTGTCAATACTAAAAGTGCCTTTAAAGATAAATTTAAATTATTTTCTTATTTTGTCATTTTAACTGTTGACAACTCTAATACCACTATGCTATACTGCTCGGAGTACCTAAGAAAATAAATACTTCCTAAGATCACAAGGGACACGTTAAACCACATGATGTTCACCTATGAAACCTTTAGGGGTAGCAATGGCAAGGCCAAGACCCAAAGTTTATTCTATGAGCTTTGCTATTCGGATACTTCTGATGCTATCTTTACACTTAAGGAAAGAGACATAGAAGCCCAAGGCAAACTCTTTCTCTCCTTAAAGAAGTTGTATGTGTCAATGGTTCCTGCTGATCCTACGGAGTATGAGTTCTCCCAGACAGTATTTAACTCTTGGGAGATTTGGCAGAAGATCTCCAATGCTCCTAACATCAAGACTCATGTTGCTAAGTGGCGTCATGAAGTACATGTTAAGGTTAAGTCTCAGGCTATCCAGGCTATTGCAGAAGAGATGCACTCTGGTGGTCGTAGTTCTTTCTCCGCAGCTAAACTTCTTTTGGAGAAGGGTTGGCTAGACAAGGACAATGCTTCTCAGGCTAAGAAGAAGCTAGAAGCCAAGGAAGAGCAAGAGCAGAACAAACAGGCTTTGTCACTTCTTTCTGAGGATGCTGAACGCTTAGGGATTAAGGTAAACTAAAGGGATACCATGGCTAAGAAACCTGACATCACTACTATTGCATCTGGGTATGCCTCTAACACTACCTTGAATGCTAACTTCGAGTCTCTTCGTGATGGCTTCGATAATGTTGTTTCTCTTGATGGTAGTACCCCTAACGCCATGCAAGCAGACTTCGACTTAAATGGTAACGATATTCTTAACGCAGGTAATATCTACGTTGATGGTGTCAATCTCTTAAACTTGTTAGACAACATCACAGTCAGTTCCTACGCACCCTCTGGAGGTAATGATGGTGACGTATGGTTCAAAGTAGGTTCATAAGGAAAACATAAATGGCGGCTTTATCAGATCACGCAGAGAAACTAATCCTTGACTGGATGATGACAGCAGGTGCTGCCACTCGTCCTACAGCTTGGTATGTAGCTCTTTACACAGCAGCACCCTCAGACTCAGGTGGTGGTACAGAATTGTCAGGTAGCGGGTATGCCCGTGAGTCTGTCACTTTTGCAGCTGCTACATCTGGCACAGGGACCACCTCTAACACAGGTACAGTTGTCTTTACAGCTGACGGTGGGGACTGGGGTTCAGTAACTCACATGGGTATCCACGATGCTGTAGCAGGTGGTAACCTCTTGTGGCATGGTGCCTTGGCAGCAGCTAAGACTGTAGCTGACGGAGACACCCTAGAGTTTGCAGTAGGTAACATTGACCTAACCGTAGCATAAGGCCTGTATCGCAGTGGCTGATGGTTATCGTATAACAGAGAGTGGTGACCTTAGGGTCACTGAGCAGTCAGCCTCACGTATCTCCGAAAGGTTTCACGTAGGCGAGGCATCTCTGGCATCTACAGGTTCTCTTTCTGGTGTCCTTAACGTAACGGCTCAAGTCTCTGCTAGTCTGTCAAATGTAGGTAGTGTCCTCTATGCAGGAAACATTACAGCCCAAGCAGAAGTTACTTTACAAGCTCAAGGGTCAGCAACACTAGATCCCACTTTAAGAAGTAATGGTGTTGTTGACTTACGGGGTGTAGGCTCTAAAGCCTCCGTAGGCTTACGTACAGCCCCCTTAGAAGCTAGTTTGTCATCCACGGGTAGTTCCTCTCAGGAAGCCGTAAGAATACAATACCTGAGCTTCTCAGGCTCCTGTACTTCTTCTTTTGTCAACGAAGACCTCAAGCTCAGAAACAGTGCGGTCTTTGAAAATAGCCAAGACAATATCATACGTTTGTCTGAGCTAGGTGACACAAGGGTAACTGAAGATGGAAACATACGTGTAGCTTCTAATGCTAACGTCAACTCTGTTTACGGTAATATAGTAGCTAATGGCCAGGTCTTCCCGTTCAAGGCTGTAGCCTACATCAAAGAGAACGGTGTGTGGAAAGAGTTTGATCCATACGTTAAGTGGGGTGGGGATTGGACCTTACCTGAGAAGGTCTACAAGAATATCTCAAATAGATGGAAGAGGGTCTACTAAATGGCTAACATTAAAATCTCCGAACTACCAGCAACAGGTGCGGGTACAGGTACTCAAGAGTTCGAGATCAATGACGGTGGTACATCCCGTAAAATTACAGGTGCACAGATCCTTGCCTATGTTGCAGGTAACCACACTCACACACTAGCAGATATAACCGATGCTGGTACAGCTGCCGCATCTGACGCAACTGACTTTGAGGCAGCAGGTACTTCTGTAGCCCTCAGCATCGCATTAGGATAATCTAAAACCATGGCTAACATCTTTAAGAACTACACAGTCTCATGCACAAACACAAGTGAAACCACGGTCTACACAGTACCTGGGGCTACTACGGCAGTTATCATTGGCTGTAACGTAGCTAACACCACCACGACACAACTTACAGTAGACGTTAAGGTCGCAGGTAAGTTTCTTGTTAAAGGTGCTCCAATTCCCTCGGGTTCTAGTTTGTCAGTCTTAGACGGTAAGATCATTGGGGAAGCAGCAGACACAGTAACCGTTACATCTTCTGATGCAAGTGGTGACGTAGACGTTATCGTTAGTGTACTGGAGCAAACATAATGGCTGGATACATTGGATCGAAATCCTCGGTCACACAGGTAGACGGGTACAACAGA